TTGTTCTCCATTGTAATTCTTATATTGGTTATTTTCACTCCTTCTATCTCATGGACTAAGTCTGTAATATAATCCTCTAGTTCAGTATCTAATCTTCCGTCTGATGGCATAGGGTACTCGTCAGGGTCAACTCTTAATGATAGCATCATATTAACTTTTACCATCGCAGACCTCTATAAGTTTATTCAAATACCATTGTGCTTTCTTGAGGTCTTCTATACCATTCTTGTATCTATATCTCCACAAATACTTAACTATATTTCCTTGTAAGTAATAATCAAAACCATCTGTTAACATTGCTTGTAAAGCATCAATAGTTTCAATACCTGCTTTGTTGTAATGAGCAGGATGATTGACCATATCTTCTTTTCTTTGCTCTGCTTCCTGTAATTTCCTAATCATGTAATCCATATACCTTTCCATCTATTAACTTTTATCAAAGTTAACTTTTATCACATTACCTGTGACATTGTCAACAGGTAAAGGCATTTTGATATCATCATTTTCAGGGGTATTTAAAAATGTTTCAGTAATATCTCTTATCTTAGTATCTTGTTGCATCAGTGTAAGACTTGCACAAGCTAATTGACATAAGTGTTCTAACTCCCAATAGCTTTCATCGTCTATATTAGCCTTTCTAACTTGTATGGCTAATTCAAACCTTCCATCCCAATAACCTTTTTTATCTATTGATGGTATAATTTCTATGAAGAAATGATTGCCTTGATTGTCGTATCTTTTCATATTCTATCTCCTTATTTTTTTACCAACAAACTTTATGAAAGTTGGGTGTTTGTTTTTACCCTTTTCTTTAAGCCAATCTTCAGGTATTATTCTGTCATAATATCTAAATTTATGTTTTATACACCACTGTGCATATGTAGTTTTACTGCCTTTATATAGTTTAACTCTACTATTTGTAAAAACAAATCTAATATCTAACTTAGGATGTTGCTTTTGGATAGCTAAATGCTTACGTCTATCAGATGCTAAAAACCTACCTTTAGTTTCTATAATTATACCATTGTCTAATATAAAGTCAGGGGTATAGGTGCGATATAACAAATCTTCCCACTCTATCTTAATAGCTTCATAAGCAAACTTAAACTTATGTTCTTTAAGATAAAGGGATAACTTATGCTCTAAGCCACTCCTATACCCATGCTTTATGGCATCTCTACGTGCCTTATGCGATGCTACTACAGAAATGTTCTCCACCCTGTAAATGGATTCCATTCAGAATAAGATGAGTTAGTGTTATATGTATAACCCAATGCCTTTAACTCTTCCTTTACTGCTTCGTCTGCTAATTTCTTAGCTTCCATAGCATCCTTTAAACCTTTCGTTTTCATTTCACGATAGGCTTTCTTAGCTTCTGCTAACTCTTTTTCCATGCTTTCAATGTTAGCTTTTAGCTCATCTAGCTTTTTATCTGCCATTATTTTACACTCCATATTTTCTTCGCTTCTTCTTTCATCTTACCATTCCACATCCAAGAGTCAAGGTTAGGATAAACAAAAGAAGCTAACTCATGTTTATCATCACTGATAGACAAAAACTTCTGTATACTATAGGCAACCTTTTCAAGTTGCTTTTTATAAGAAGTCAAATTTTTAAGTGTGAATACTTTATGCTCTTTTGGTGTAGCAAAAAATAAGTCCACACTATTCTTAGGATATGCCATAGAGTACAAAGCCATCTGTCTTTTTTGTGCTTCAGTTGGCTGTGTAGGCATCCTTGTAGATGTTTTTAAGTCTACTATCTTATCTTTAAATCTAAAGTCTATATAACCCATAATAGGCACAGGTAAGTCATCTAGTTGTACTTCAACTTTTTCTTGATAGTCTTCTAAGTCTTCATAGTTAAAGTTTTTATCTATAACTTCTCCAAACTTCTCTAGAGTACTCCTTTCTTTTTCTGCTTTTTTATCTCCTAAATCAACCATTGATTCTGTGCACAAACTAATAAATTTTAAGTCAAGCATTTTGTAATCAAAAGTACCTTCTTTATATTTGTTAGCAAGTACATGTTCTGTTGCAATACCTCGTACTGCACCTGCACCACTTGGCGATTTAACTTTGAATAAATATCTAGCGACCCACATGGGTGGGTCACTTATGTATGTATTTATACTACTTGGTGAAAGATAGTTAATACCATGTGCTTTAAAAGCATTATTGCTTAACATCAGTATCTATCTCTACATCAATAAAGTCTTCTATAGTTTCCATATCTTCTTCTGACACTTCATCTTGTCTTTCTGAAACTTTAGTATCCCATTTACTTATGATACCATCATTGTAGTTCTTTACCCAATCTAAGAAGTCTCCAAATGTTTTATGGTCACTATCAGATATCTCAATTTTATTGGTTGTATCTAGCTGAACTATTGGAGTATAGAAGCTACCACCATTATTAAGTTTGTTTTCTTTTGTGCCATCCAACTTTATAATATGCTGAAGTGGTAAAGTTTCTGATTTAGCAAATCTAGAAAAGACATCACCAATAGCTTTGTAAGCATCTCTATTCTCTATCTCCCATATCACAGGATACTCAGGTAAATCAGCAATCTCTGTGCCATCAATACCTTTTACAGGGTCAATCAACTTTACAAGACCAAAGACAACTCTATTTCTTTTAATCTCCTTTATCAGCTTCTTTGTAGCTTCAGGTAATGATTGAAAGTCTTTAACATATCCTGTTGGCTTGCCACAGTTAAAAGTGCCATCATCATCTTTAAGGTCAATGTTTAATGTATCAGCCATTATTGTTTTAACATAACCACCCTGCTTTTCTCCATCTTTCGCATTGCGATTCTGCTTAAACTTCTTGTACATAAATCTCTGTAAGAAGGGTCTAAACTCTACCTTTTCAGAAAAATAAAAAGTGCTAGGGTCACCTGGTATTTCTAGTCTATACAGACCACCCTCAACGACTTCCATCTTAACAGACTTACCATTAGCTTCCCCTATACCCATAGTAGGATTGTGCCATATTCTAAATCTGTTTAAGGTGTTAGCCTTTTTCTCAACAGTGCTAGTAGGCAAGCCCATTGCCTTCGCCATAGTAGCATAACTGTCGGTGTTAATTGTAACTAAATCTGTCATTTATAATTTTCTCCTTTCAAAAGAACCATAGTTATATCACGATACATCTTTGGTGTCAAGCCAATTAGTACCAATTTTTGCCTCAAGTAAAAGAGGCACATCAAAGTCTATACCAAACTCTAAATTAATTATATTATTCAATGACTTATTTGTGTCACGTATAATATTCAAAACACTCTCTTCCTCACTAGGATGAATATCAATTACTATAGAATCATGTACTGTATTTACCACACATGATTTATACCTGTCAAGCTCTTTTTGAATGTGAACAAGTATGATTGGAACTATATCAGCAGTAGCAAATGACTGCACAGGATAGTTCTTTATCTGTGTGAAGTGAGATACAGTTCCGTTTCTTCTTCTCTGTACATCAGGAAAAGAAAACTGTCTGCCTGATGGTGTTGTTATCATACCTGTATTCAGAGCTTCCTTAGCCAATCTGGAATGCCATGATGCAACCCCTTTGTATTTTTGTGTGAACTGTTCATAATATTTTGCTTCAGCAGACGTTCTCCCAAATCCTGTTGCTCCATAGAGGGGTGCAAAGGTATGGGCTTTGGCTTCTTGCCTAGAAGTCTTCTGACCTGATTCCGTAATAACAGAAGCAGTGTATGCATGTACATCAAATCCATCTTTAATCTCCTTTATTGCTACTTTGTCTTGTGATAAATAAGCTGCAGTTCTGAACTCTAACTGTGCAAAGTCAGCTTCAAGTATCTTGCCACCTTCCCAACGTGATACAAATACTTTCTTTACAGGGAATGTACCACCTCTAGGCATGTTCTGCATGTTAGGGTCTGCACCACTAAATCTACCTGTCGCAGTTCTGTGTTGTAACAATCGCACATGCAACATGCCATCTTCTTTTACGTATGCATTTATACCTTCAACAAAGGAAGACAAGTATGTGTCTAAAGCAGACAACCTTTGTAAGTCAGTTAGAAAGTTTACTGCATCTTGCATATTATTTTTCTTTGCTACATTAGCTAATGTTTCTAAATATGTTTTGTTAATTGTGAATCCATTCGCACTAACCCATTTAGCATTTGGTGCTGAGAACTTTAAACCTGCTATAGATTTCGTAGGATTGAATAAGTAGCCAAAAGTATTACAATTATTACACCTGTTTGGCTTAGAGTATAAACTTCCATCTTTCTTTACCTTTCTTATGTAGCCATCCCCACGACACTCAAAACACTTTACTGCTTCAGTCTTATAAACAATATCAGAATATTCACTAACCTTTTCTTTATACTCTGATATATCCATATAAGGATGAAAGTTATTAGCCCACATAGTTTTGTCTTTAGGTTTTCTGCTATAGATAACCCAAGACATCTGCTCAGGACTGTTTAAATTAATAGGTGTGTCTCCCATTAAATGCTGAACTTGTTTTTTAAGTCTAGTCTCTACTTCGTGTTTCTCTTGTTCAAACTCTGCCCTAACTTCATCTAATGCTTTTTTATCTACCTTAAAACCATTCTTGTATATCTTAGCAAGAGTGACACAAACTTTGTTTGTTAATATAACTGAGTTCATTAGACTACTATACTCCTCAGTATTTAACTTTTTGTATATAGCATCAGCTAACTGTTGAGTCGCATGTAAATCTGCTGACAGGTAGAATGATAACTCTTCTGCAGGTATTTCATCTGTATTGTAACCTTTTGCAAAGTAATCTTTAAGTGTATCTTCTTTCTGTGTATCTAATTCATATCTCAATGCACAATCTTTTAAGTGCAAAGGTTCTTTGATACCTCGTTGCAAGATGTACTCACCAAGCATTGTGTCAAAGACAGGACCATCATACTTGAACCCACACTCCCATATCCACATAAGGTCATATGCTATGTTATGACCTATGAGTATGGTAGCTTGGTCAAGCAATTCTTGTACTCCATCAAAGTTGTCTCTGAACAAATACTCTTCTCCTTTATCTGTAAGACAACCCACCATGACTAGTTTATTGTTTGGTTCAAATGGGTCAAGATGTAACTTACCATCTCGTTTTGTTGTTGTGTTTTCTACATCAAGTGTTAGCTTCATTTAATCTTTCCTTATGTTTCTTTAAGTATATAACTGCTCTTTCAATAATAGTCAAGTCATCAGAGAATCCACCTAAACCTGTGTTGCATTTATGACACACCCAACCTCTGAAGGTATTTGTATCGTGGCAATGGTCTAGCACCCAATTCTGTAATCTAGTCTGACCATGTTTACCTAACTCCTCTAATGTTCTATCACATATAGCACATGAATAATCTTTATCAGGATAAGCATTTTCTTTTCTTAGTTTATTCAAGACTTCCTTATGACCCTTCCTGCAAGACCTGCAGGTTCTTTTTATCTCACCTGCTTTCATAACAGAGAAGTGTGTTATGGGTTGCCTTATCTCACACTTGATGCAGACAACACCATCAACGATAGGGTTTTCTTTTTGTGGTAGTTCTTTGAATAAATTAAATTGTGTCATGCTTCATATCTTCCTACTCTATAGTTCAAGTTACAATGGACAACACCATGCCATCCTGTAAGTTTATTCTTTACCACATTTAAATGTCTTTGTAAATCCTCTTCTGTCTCATCTTGCCTTGGTGGATTTTTGGCAATCAATATCATCAAGTCAGCTTCGGCTGCCTTACCTGTACGACTACCTTCCATCATGCTTTGATTGAGTAACACCTTACCCTCTGCATCTGCAGATAGCTGAGACATATAAAAGACTGCACACTTGTGTTCCTTTGCAATCATACGAGCATGAATAGCATTAGCTTTGAGTGCTTCATCTGTCCTTGCAAAGCCACCTGTACGTGCAAACTTATCGCCCATGTCAAGCACAACAATGTCAGGTTTATATGTCTTACATACACTCTCAACCCACGACATGTCACGACCTGTTGCATCTTTTATCTTGATGTTATCTTTGACAGGTGCATACAAGTCACGTGCTTTACTTGGGTTCTGCTTTACTTCTCTCATGGTCATACCTGTTGATGCAGTTAAATACCTAGCACCAACTCTGTGACTACCTTCTTCGTTACAAAGGATAATGCAACTTGCACCTTGCCTTGCCAAGCCATCAGGACCTGCTAACAAACTTGCATGAAAAGAAGTCTTACCTGTGTTAGGTCTTGCTCCTACTTCAATTAAGTGTCCTGCATTGATGCCTTCAACTTGTCTTGTTAAAGTTGGTAAGTTAAACGACCAACGTGCTTCCAAATCATTCTTAGCTAATAATGTATCTATTTCCATGTCATCCCACTCCACGTTAAGGTTAGGTGTAAAATCATCTCCGTATACTTCAAGTATGTTACGTATAGGTTCTAGGCTTGAGTGTGAACCATTGACGTAATCAAATCCTATGTTAGCAATCTCTTCGCCCACAACTTGCTGAAACAGTTTGGATAGCACCTCTTGTGCTACATCCTCTCCCATAGGTTGCTCATTCTTTATCTGTCTAAATAAATGTGAGTAAGCCTGTTTCTGTGCTGTAGTGAGTGTAGGATTGCTTGACATAAACAATGCTTCTATCTCATCAGGTGTAACAGTTCTCTCATACCTACTCATGGCTTTGTCAACAGACTGCTTCACCTTTCTTGCATCCTTACTGAATAATCTGTCAGGACACTTTGCTCCACGATGGGAATCATAAAATGATTTATCCATCAAACTTCTTATCAATGCTAATTCCATATCTGTGTCTCCTTTGGGGTTAGTAGTTTTAAATTAGTTATGTCTTCTTCGTCTCTGTATTTTAAATCATCTTTCAATTTAAGTATCTTAATATCCTTGACATGTGAACGTAACTCTTTAGCAAATGCGAAAGACTTGGGTAATGCGTCAGGGTCAAGTGCTATTATGGCAGTAGAGAATTGTGAAAGAAACAGTTTATGTGAATCCGACAATGACGTACCTAACACAGCTACCCCAACTAATACATCACTTACAACGACTCCTGCACTCACACAATCCT